CGTAAAGGCGAGAGTCTAAATTGATTCCTTGAGCTGTGGCTATAAAACATCTTAAATCAGCATCCCACGGAGCCCCATTAGCTAAACTATCAATAGCATTATTAAGTTGTTCTTGGTCAAACTTAATTAAGTATCTAGCTACTTGGGCATTACTACTAATAGCAATATTAAGATTAGAAATATCTAAGATTTCATCAATACCAGTATTCATCGTTGGGAACAACGAATACATTGTAGCGTCTTTTTCTGGGAAAATTTTATATACTGCCATTGTCTTATAAGTTTACTACTCTACCCTGAATATCAGTATTAGGGTACTTAACTTCAAAAATCATAGGATCAATTGAAGGATAAACTACATTATTAATTGTAGCCCCAAGAGTATCATAAGCAAACTCAGAATACCCTAAAGCTGTTCCTACTTTATTTGATATAGTTATATTTTTTACTGTTTGAACTCCTTCTATAGCATCTAAAAGAATATATAAATCTCTTAAAATAATAGGTTCATTAATTTGCCAATTTTGAATAGCAAAAAAGTCTTGCATTGCCAAAATACATCTTGTAAGTACCTCATTTGAATTAAAGTTTGGAAGTACAATTATATCAAAATTAACACCAATATTAATAATAAAAGCATCTTTAATACTAATAGAATCGTTTACCATTCTATATTGTGAAAGATAAGTAGATAAATTTTGTTTAAGAGCGACAGATGCTGTTCTTAATTTAGAATTAACATCAAAAGAAAGAACATATAAATCAAGTACTGAAGCTGCTGCTCCCGAAGCTACTGATTGGGCTTTAGTAGGTTCAATATAGGCTTTAGCTATAACCCCATATTTAGCAGGTAATGAAAGTGCTCTAACTAAATAATCGTCTTGTGTTACATTGCGAAGTTGAGTTGCAAAATTAGCTGAAGCGTTTTGTCTAAGTTCTTCTGTTGTATCCCCGTCTCCACCACCATCAGCAGCTGCTAGATTATTTATAGCTAAAGAGTTAAATACAGTATTAGCTGCACTAGCATTTAAATTATTATTTAAAAATTGTACATTACCACTATTAATTGAAGTAATTGTATTAGCAGGTACGTTTGCACTAACCCCACCACCTGTTAAATATCTCACTGTTAAAGTGGTATTTGACGGGGCTATACCATAGGTTTTAGTAAATATAAAGTTAGAAGGAGCAAACGCCGTTGTAAGTTTATCCTTTTCAAATGGTAAACCTAAACCAACATTATCAGGGTTTGGTAAAATCTCTTCATCAGTATCAGCTGAGGTTCCTGCTCCAAATTGTAGTTGAAGAGTAGTATCATTTAAAAAACGAGTTGTAAATCTCCTTTGTACTCCCTTTAACTGTAAAAGATAAGGTGTATCTCCTTGATATTGTGATAGATTAGGGTCGTTTACATTAGTATTTTTAATAGAATCAAATACTGTATCTTGAGCTAAATAATCTACTTCATACCAAGTATTACCATCTGAATCTGTTATATCTAATATACCTACGATGTTAGGGGAACTAATTTCAACAGTAGCAAATTGTTGTGGAACCCCAAAATTAAAAGTAGTAATATTAATTGTAGAAGAAATTGCTTTACGAACTTTTCTTAATAAAAAATAATCTACTACTGCCCCACCACTTGAAACCTGGTACACAGTAACTTCTGTAGGATCCCCAGAAGAAGAAACACTAAAATCTACTGGATCTTCTATAATAAATGTTGTATTACTAGGATCTGTGGAAGATACAGTTGTGTTAGCCGGGATAAACAAAGCATAACTATAATCAGGTACATAAGATCCTCCTGAAGATATAGCTGGTACTTGTTGGTAAAAACTTAAATCTACAGTAGCAACCTGAGTTACATTTGGTTTATAACCAAACATATAAGCTAGCTCATATAAATTATTAGTTTGGCGAGCATATTGTAAGTATGTCTCTTGGATTTGATTATCTAAGTAAAAAGACATAATATCACCCACATAAGCTGCCATTTCCATAAACATCATACCTGGTGATGCTGGGCTAAAATCATTATAGGTTGTAGGAAAATAAGTACGAGCGTAATTAACTAAACTCGCTCTTAACTCAGTAAAATCCTTATTTATATATTGTATGTTACGTCTTACAGCCATTAGTTGAATGCTATTTGAATTTCGTCTGATATAGTAGTATCTATAACATTATAAGTTAAAGATACGGTTATAGTATTAAAGTCTGGGTCTTGAAATATGTCTAAACTGCCTACTCTAACATTAGGGAAAAAACGAGTTAGTTGTGATTGAATGTTTTCTTTAAGACCATCTAAATTCCCAGTAGTAATTTGTTCAAAAATAAAAGCTCTTAAACCTGAACCAAATGTAGGATTAAGATATCTTTCTGGTGGGTTAGTTAGAAAAAAGTTAAGTAAGTTATTTCTAACAGCGTCTTTTGTAGTATAGGTAGAATAAAAAACACCGGGAGCATCAAAAGGTATAGCAACACCAACAGCCGTTCCGGGTTTGGTATCAATTGGAAATATCTTTTGTGCTCCGAATGCCATTATTTACCTCCCTTCATTAGACCCATAATCATATCTAGACCTACATTACCATCTGGTAATTTAGAACCTTCACCAGTAGTACTCATACCTGGGGCTACTTGTAAAGTATTAGCAGTTACACCCATCCCTCTGACATCTGTTGAGGTGAATGAAAGGCTATCTTGTCCTCTTCTCATATCACCCATAATACTTTCCATCATAGCTCTTTTTTCAGCTGCTGATGTAGCACTTGGTTGGGTTACTAGTGGGGTGCCTGTATTAGCTACTCCATATCCTTCTCCACCTACAGGGGTTCCCATTATTGGAGTCTTAGGAGCACGAACTGCTTCCAAAAGGATATCTTTTAATTCCTCTTGGATAGCTTCTCTAACTGCTTCTTTGATAAATGATTTTAATTCACTTGGTTTCATCTGTTATAAATATTGAATTTAGTAAGCTCTTAAATTGTCTCTGTCAATTATTAACTTAAGTTCATTAATTAGGGTTTGATCATTAGTAGTAAATGATAAAGGTGTTTCTAATAGAGCAATTCCTGATTGATTAAATGCTACTGCTTTTCTACGAGTAACAGTAGGACTAAAAGGTACTTCTTCTATTTTAATTACAAAACCATTATAACTACCTGAGTCTACATTAGCTTGGGTTTGTCTAATAGCAATTTGTTGTATAGTATCTGAGACAGGTGTTAAGGGAGGGTCTGTTTCTGTTGAGCAAAAATTTATTAAAACATCTAATAAAGATAAAAAATCAATAGCTTGAGTAACAGTATAAGAAACTATTCCTAAAGGAACTGAGGTTCCATATAAAGCACTATTAGTATTGCTAACCTGAGGTTTTAAAAGATCTATAGTTTTTTCTATACTATTATAACTAGCTACATTAGGGCCTAAAGCGGGGGCAGGTAATAATCCCGTAGCTATTGCTATATTTAACCCCGACTGAATTAGGCTAGCTATATCAAGAGTTGTTTGGGCTATATTAGTTACATTAGTTAAACTTTGTACAGTTGTATTAGCTAAATTTAATCTATTTCCTATACCATTTAATTGATCTACTATATTATTTCTAGTTTCAATTAATTGATTTAGAGCATCAGGAGTAGGGCAATACTGTTCTTTTACTTGATTTAAAGCTTCACCCCCCTGAGAAATAGCTTCTTCTCTAGCTTGATTAAATTGATTTAAAAGAAACTCCTCAGCTAAAGATTGAAGTTTAGTTATAACTAATTTAATTACTTGTCTACCTAAATTTAAAATTCGTTGTCCTAACTTGTTTTTTCCTTTAGGTTTAACTTGTTCTGGGGTACTATCTTCAATTACGGATTCTGGGATTTGTTGGAGTTCAACTGTTTGTTGAACTTGTTGTCTAGTAGCTGTCTCTTCTTGTCTAGTTTGCTCTATTTGTCGTGGAGTAACTGTAACTTCAGGAAGGACTTCAGTTGGGGCATCAATGTTATCTTCAATAATTGTAACATTACTGCCATAAAATACAGCAACAGCTGTTATAGCTAAGAATTCTTTTGACACAGAAAAACTATATTCACTAGTGTAAAGTACTTCCCCTGCAGGGTTTTTAATAACAGCTCTAATTTTGGGACCTAAAGTCTCAATAAAAACAAAATCACCATTAGATAAAAGTGCACTATTAGGAGCTAAAGCCATTATACAGTTCTTACAGAGTTAGATAATAAAGTATTTAATTGTGCCTGCAGATTAAGTAAAGTAGTATTAGTTAAAGCCGCAGTTGTATTAGTAGGTACTAAAGGAGCACCTGGTGGGACTCCTACTTGAATAGATAAAGAATTAGTTAACTTAACTAACTCACTAATTAAAGTGTTTAATAATTGAACTGTAGTATTTCCTAATAAAATCTGCTCAGTAGCAGTTTTAGACCCTAAATAAACATCCCCAGCTTGTAAAATTATATCATTAGTTGTATCAAAATTAATAGATTCAACAGCAGTAAAACCTATAGATTTTTGAGAAGATAAAAGTAAGTGATCTTGTGTTGTATTAAATACTAATCTACCTGAGTTTAGAATAACTTGCTTACCAGCATATTCATTAGGGGTTGTAGGTTTATTACTATCTGGATAGCTAAAATATTGGTTAATTTCAACTGCTCTAGATTGAAGAGGGATTTTTTGGGTAGAGGTTAAATAAATAGAAGAATCATCATTATTAATATCTTCTATAGTAGGAATCCATCCTTCATCTGTTTGATTACCTTGACCATTTCTAAGTATAGTAATAGGGTCACCATTAGTTCCTGTTGAAGACCAAGTGTTTATAGAACCTGTAACAGTAGATCCAAAACGAATTGAGTTACCCCATCTACCTTCTAAAATTCTATCTCCCTCAAATGGTAAAAGAGGATGGATATTACCTCTTTCAACAAACGTTCTACCTAAAAATATCTCAGTGGATTGATCTGTTACTCTTCTCACACTACCTGCTTCAGTTTCAACATAGTCTTTTTGTTGTGAAGGAGGTAGTATATTAGAATTTTGTGGGAAAGCATTATGGTGAGGATGATTCCATAAACCCACTACACTCATATAATATGATCTTTTAGAAGAAGTAAATCTTCCAATATCTGTATCTGGCAACTGGGCTATATAAACTATCTCATTTATTAATGGAAAGTTTCTTATAGAAGGATCATAGGGTTTAGCTATAGGGTAGACTTGGCTTGATGGGATAGGTTGATCTACTAAAGTATATTCTATAGTGCCTAAACCATTCCATTCACCTAATTCTTTAAATCTGGGATGAGTCTCATCTAATACTATACTAACTACTCTACCAACATTTTGGACTGGGAAAGATGTAGAAAAATTAGATTTATCAAGGAAAGCTCCTAAAACACCACCTGATCTATTGGTTTTAGCCATTCTTATTCAGCTTTAAACTTGCTTATTTCGTCAAGTAGTTGTTGTTTTTCCTCGTCTGAGATGCCTAATGCGCTTTCTCCACCTTCACTGTTCATAGCACGTTGTGCTAGAGCAGCCATTTTAATTAAAAGGTCATCGTTTTTAACCCCTATTTCCATATATTCTTTGATTAATGGAACAATAAGAGTAGCATCACCTATATCTTCCATCATAGGTTTAAGCTCATTGATAAGAGTAGTTACCTGCTTATCTTTTTTCTGTTGGTTAGTATAAATCTCTTCTAAAATATCTGAGAATTTTTTCTTACCAAATACTATTTTATCAAACTGGCTCATAGTTATAAATACTAAGTTATTTAAAATCTACATAACCGTGCTCTAAATAATAGATATAGTTGCGTTTAAATATATCGTATAGCTGATTTGCTATTTTGGTGATTTTAGGTGTTTTAGCATCAACCTGTTCACGGATATAAATGTATAGAGCTTTCTTATTAAATATGTCTATATCTTCTCTTTTACGGAATAGTTCAAGGATTGCGTCTGCTATTTGAGCATCCTCATCTTTAGCAAACAATTCAAAGATATTCTCAGTACAATATTCAGTATAAAGGTCTATAAAAATAGATAATTTATCTTGGTGGGGATCGCTTGCTGTAGTTTCATCAATAACGTATGAATGGCGCTCGTCCTCTTCTACTCCTTCAACTGGGGCTTTATCAATTCTACGCTTATAATTTCGTGTATTTGATATAATTAAGTATCGTTTTACGATTGTACCAAAGTAAGAATATGCTTTAGATCCTTTAGTTTGATCGTACAAATGCATCTTAGATAATAAGAAGGTAATTACCTCGTGTTGAAGGTCCTCAATGTTTTCTACTTCAGTATAGTAGAATTTAAAGGTATGGATAATATTTTCCGTTAACTTAAAGAAGGCATAATGAATATATCTGTGGTATATCTTTTCCCTTTCTACAGGGTCAGTTGATTTATTATACCTTACAATAGCATCTTCTGTCTCTTGAGTAAAGTATTGTACACCTTTTTTCTTTTTTGGGACTATTTCACTCATAGTTTAACATTGTAGGGTCTTAGCATATCATTTAGCATTTTAAGTCGCTCAAAGAAAAATCCTACTTCATCATCGCTACTAAAAGTACCTTTAGCATCAATTTCCTTAATTCGTGTATTCATGAATTCTACTGTACTACCTAACCCATTGATATATTCCTGGTAGGAGATAATAGCGTCTTGTCTTCTGTTGAGTTCATCCTCATATCGTTCAACCTTACGTAAAAGGTTAAAGGTCGTGAATCCCAGGACCACGACCGATAAGGATAAGATAGATATAATATAAATCATAGATTATCCAATAGATTTTTTAAACCTTCACTTCTAACGGAACTAAGTGCCTTTTGTTTTGCAGCTGCAGGAGTAGGCCTTTTAGTTTCTATTTTAAAGTTCTTTTTAGCAGGAGCATCTCCGTTTAGTTTAGGAAACCATTCACGTTCAAACTCAATACGAGCAGCCATCATATCAGCAAAGTGAAGAACAAATGGAAGACAAGTACGTGGTTTTTGTTCTGGGAGGTAGGTCATAAGATATTTCTTATTTGCCTCATCGTACAAACCATCGTGTGTTTGAATGGCGAGCATCTCATTAAACGTATACTGGATACCATGTGATTGGAGCATGAACAAACCACGGTCTGGAACCGAAGCAAATGCAAGTTTAGTGTTGAACATATAGTCTTCACCTAGCTTATCTTTACGCCATTGGTCAGTTTGTGGGATGTATGACTCATGTTCCTCGTCTCCCATTTTACCTAGATCATGATTGAGAGCAGAAAATACTAGTTCCTCAATAGTGTAACCAGATATGTCTGCATTCTCATCAGCCCACAATTGGTGTTGTTTAAGAGCACAACGTACAACACGAATAACGTGTTCTACATAACCCCCAGGAAAAGCATTGTGGTATTCTTTTTTATGAGCAGCAGGCATAAGCATAATACGCTCA